GCGCTGTTGCCGGTCGCCCCAGCGACTTCCTGGAAGCCCTGTTCGAGCGCGGCGATGATGGACATGACGGTCGAAAGGATCGTCGGAATGATCTTCAGCCAAGTCAGAAATACAGTCATGTGTTTGTTCTCCTATCGGACGGGAAATGTGAGCTTGAGCATGTCGAATGCCTTGCTCACAATGGTTTTCAGCATGCCCGCGCGCTCGCGCCACGGGCGAAGAGCGTCGTCGATCGACTCGGCGGCGCCGTCGAGATGAGAGCTGGTGCCAGCGATGTTGGCAATCGTGGCCTGAACGTTTTTGTCCTCGAGCAGCTTCGCGAAGGCGTCGACTGCCCGGTCCAGATCTGTCAGAGTTTGTTCGACCTTGGGCGAGCCGGCGGCGAGCTGGTCGGCAGCCAGCTTGGTCAAACGGTCGATGTTGTCGAGGGATTCCTTGAGCGGGAGCAGCGTGGAGTTTGCCGTGATCAGCAGTTGGTTTCCGGACTTCACGGCCAGATCCGCATCGTCGAGCGCGGTGTTCAACCGCTGGCGCGTGTCGCGCACCAGCAGGCCGGTCTCATGAATGGAGGTTTGGAGTTCAGACAGGACGCTGTGCGTGTCGCGATGAACGTCCTTCAGGAACGCCAGGCCTTCCACCGCCGTGAGTTGCATTTGCCGCGAGGCCTGATAGCTCTGGACCGAGGCCGCTTTGATCACACCCACAGTGGCGGTGGTTTGCGAAGGCAGGCACGCACTGTTCTTTTGGCAGTCCGTGAGCCAGTCGAGTGCCCAGGCTGTACTTGTGATGCCCGGGCGCGTCCCATGCAACAGGAGGCCGAGCTCGAGTGCCGGCCAGCACAGCAACGTGCCCAGCACGAACCACGGGATGACCAGAGCCACACGTGGCGTGAGGTGTTTGAGAAACCGAGTTTTCATGATGTTGTTTTGCGGAAGTGAGCTTGGTGGGCCGCCCTGTCAGGCGACGTGCATGTAGTCCTGGAGGCCCAGGAAAAGCGCCCGCTCGCGCCCCCTGCGCGTTATCAGGCCACCCAGCGGAGTGTTGCCGGCGCCGTGGCACCATCTGGGGAACTCGTCGGCCGCGCCGGCGTAGTCCTTGGCGTTCAGCTTGGTCAACAGCGTCGACGGCTGGCCGTTGGAGAGGACGATGATTCCGTCCTTCTCGCCCTTCGCGCCAGGCCCGACATTAAAGAGGATGGAGACCAACGCGTCAAACTGGTTCTGGTTGAGCGGAGCGGTCACGTGCGCTTGCACGAGATTTTCTGCGTAGTGGACATCCTCACAGAGCCAGGCCGCAGCTTGCGCCGGCGTGCAGGTCATGCCCAGCCGGACGCTGGAGGTGTGGCCGTAGCCGATGGTGGGAATTCCGGACGGGCACGGATAGGCCTTCAGCTCACAGCCCTCCGAGCCTTCGATCAGTCGAAAGCAATTCGCAGATGCGTTCATGATGTCTCCCTTATTTCGGTCTGGTTGCAGTGAGGCCCTTGCGCTGCCGGTAGCTGGCGGCCTGCATGAGGGTCTTCTGCGCTTCGATTTCGGTGGTGTAGCCGGATTGCTCCAACGTGTGCGTCACGCGCACGGCGATCCAGGCGTGGTCGATTTCGGGTCGGAAGCCGGAGAGAATCACAGGGCCTTCGGCACAGATCGCCGGATTGCCCTGCAGCGTGAGGCGGAGCAGTTCCGAGCCGCGATCGAGGCGTTGCACCCTTGAAGTAGCCGCCGCGAGTGCCTCATTGCTGTTCGGGTACTCGGCCGGATCGGTGTCGACGGTGTCTTCCTCCGTGGCGTCGTCTGAGACTGCTTCCACATAGGTGTCTTGGCCCGCCTGCGGATCGTGGTAGCGCGCCCGGGCCCGCTTGTGTGAGCTGCGCCGGGTCAGCGTGGCCGCCCAGCGCAAGCAATCGCTGGGCGCCAGGTTGATCGCGGGAATGGACTGGCCTGTTCCGCCGGACGCCGATGGCGCGACGCCGGCGTTGTGCTGAAAGACAATGATCTTGCCGCCTTGGACCTTCCAGCCCGCGTTCACCAGCTCGAGCAGCACCGACAGGTATTCGTTATCGCTCTGGCCTGTCTGCGCGCGGTGCGCAATCTGAACCGCGCCAATCGCCGGATCGACCGCCGCGCCAAGGTTATTGCGTGTGGCGATCTTGGCCACAATGCCGGCGATCGTCAGCCTGGTGTACGTGTCGTTGTTGCGGGCCTGGAGCCCTGAAATGCAGGTCGAGTTCGCATTCGCCGCGGGCGCCGGCGTGTTGGCGCTGCGCGCACGAAGCGTCAGGCGCCGGTCCGGCCCTTCTACTTCGAGCTCATCCACGATCCAGCGGCCCATCGCGGACAGGCCGGATTCCTTATATCCAAGCGAGCACTCGAGCGTGGCGCCGAAGGGCGGCAGCACAATGGATGCATCCCGGTCGTCGAGGTCGAGCTGCAACTGGTCCGAGTTCACGCCCACTTCGTCGGTAATGCGCAGGCGGATCAGGCGCGCCGCGATCTTCGATGTGAGATCGACATCGTTAGCGGTGATTTGGAATTGCGGAGTCAGATTAGCTCCAGAGCTTCACGGTCTGAATCTGCGGGGCCTGGTCGCTCAGGTCCGGGAGCGTGATGGCGATGCCCGCTGGCAAGAGCGGACCTTCGTCGGCGAGACCGGGATTCGCTGCCAAGAGGGCCTCGGTGTAGCCCGCCGTCGCGCCATAGACCTTATAAGCGATCGCGTCGACCATGTCGTTCGCCTGGGTGGTGTACTGCTGGGTCATCCGTGATTCACGCCCCGTGCTGTGGTGGCGAGCAAGTTGCCCACAGTCTGGACGGTGCCTTGGCCGACCTGGACCGCGGCGCCGATCTGAGAGAGCGATCCGGCAAGGTCGGATCCGAAAAGCGTCCGGATCCCGGCCTGCCCGATGCCACTGGTCAGTAGGCGCGAAATGGTTCCGACCGGATCATGGGCAATCCCGGTCTTCAGGCTCGAGACCGTCATCGAAACTTGCGCGAGGACGGTTGCCGCTGCGGTCGCATCTTTTTGGATCAGCTGCACCTGCTGAATCGCCTTGGTGAGCGTCGATGCCGCAACCTGGGGAGGAATCTTGGCGGCAGCGAGTGCGGGTGTCAGACTGCCCAGTTGCGAGGCTTTTACCGGGGGAACGACGCCCGATTTGGCGGTCGCGATGTCCGGCGGCGTAATCAATGTCGCACCCTGCTTGCCCAGGAGATTGCTCCAGGTCGATGAAACATAGCCGCGCGAGCCGGTGCTGCCATCGTCCGGGCCGTAGTAGCTGAGCCGCAACGTGAACTCGATCTTGAGCGGCGTTCCTTTGAACGTCATCGTCCGCTGTTCATCGGTGATCGCGAGCACACACCAGGGTCCCCAGTTCTCACCACGACCGGTTGTGAGCGTCTGCGGCTTCCCCTTTTGGGCGTAGGTGCGCAGAATATCCACCTGGTGGATCCCGCCCTGAAACGTAGGCAGGATCACGCCGCGCAGTTCGATTTCATCGCGGCCCACGCCGACGAATTGAAGCGAGGGCCGGTGCGCGATCCGGTTGAGTTCTGCCCAGCGGTATTCCACATTGCGGCGCAATTCCTGATACGCGGCAGTACCGATCGAGAACTGGAAGTTCCCGAGTTGCATCATGATGTCGGTGGCCATCAGTCGTGCATTCCTCCGCGCCGGCGCGCTTCCGCGTCGCGCACGGCGCGCTCCAGCTCAGAGCGCACATGCAAAGCAACGGCGCGCGGTTCTGGGACGCCGTGGATGGTGATTGGCGCATGAATCGTGATCACGGTGCTGTTTCCCAGACCCTGCCGGAAGCCGCGCGGAAGCGGGACAATGCCCTCCGTGCCGGCGTCGCCCACCTCGACGAGGGTCGGCTTCGTGGCGATGCCACCCTTCGCCATCTTCTTCGGCTGCCCGATCTCGATCAGGCCGTCGAGCCCGGTGTGGAGCGGCGTTACCGGAGTGGCCGGAATAGCATGGCCACCAGGGAGTTGCGCTCCCTCGAGAGCTGCGCCAGGAGACGGCGCCACGCCGTGGTTCAGGACAAGGTGCGTGCCGGACCAGCGCTTCCACCGCTCATCGAGCGCAGCCTGGTTCTCCTTCATCTGGTGGTACGCAATCGCACCACCCGTGGCGGCGCCCAGGAGTCCGATCCCCAGCAAGGGCGCCAGCGTGGCCATGAGCCCGGCCTGGGCCGTCTCCGCCGTGCCGGCTGCCGTGGCCAATTCCAGCTCAGCATCGCCCGCAAGCCCGAGCGCTGTGGCCAGCCGGCCCAGGAGCGGGATGCGCGTTAAGAGGCCCGCTTTCGACGCCGCGCCGGCCGTCGCTTCCTCGCCTTCCGCAACAGCCAGGCCCTCGGTGGCGACCGCTGCCTCGCCGGTTGCGACGGTCTGTGCGCCAAGTTGGATCGTCGTCTCCAAACTGCGCAGCTTCCACAGCAGTGCCAGTTCCTTCATCTTTAGAAACGGCGTCAGGATCGTCGCCATCGCATAGCCGATGATGGTAATCGCACCGCCAAGACCCAGCGCAGCCACGGTCGCTCCGCCAATCCACTTCGCCGCAGTCGGATGTTCGTCAAAGAAGGCGCCGAGCTTCGCGCACACGCCTTCCAGTTTTTCAAGCACGGCCGTGGCTGCCGGCATCATCGCGATGCCAATCGGGTTGAAGATCATCCCGATGTTCTTGACCGCCCTCTCCCATTGCTTTTGTGGAGAATTCTCTAACTTTCGATACTCCTCTCGGACGCGTCCAGTGCTGCCGGCGAGCGCCTCCTGTGCTTGAACAAGTTCCCCGGTCGCGGCGGCGTGCGACAGGTAGAATGCCGCATCGGCGCCGCGCCGGGTGAAGGCCTTGGTCAGGGCATCCCGGTTGCGCTCAAGGCCGCCCATCCGGTTCAAGCGAGCGTTCATGGAGAGGATCGTGGCTTCGAAATCCAGGTTGCCCTTCGCGTCGTGAACCAGCTGAAAGCCGAGTTCCTTGGAAGCCTTGGTCAAATTGCGCAGCACCGCACTCATCTGCTGCCCAGCGCCACCGGCCTCCATGCCGTAGCGGGTGAGCGCACCGATTGCGGCCCCGGTCTGTTCGAAAGTGACACGCGCCATGCTGGCCTGCGGCAACGCCTTCGCGAGGCCGGAGCCCAGGCCGCCGATATCCTCAATGGCGAAGTTCTGCTGCATCGCCGCCGCCAGGTCGCCGATGCGCGAAAATTTCTGCTGGGTCGAGCCCACCATCTGGAGCCCGACAGTGTTGTAAATGCTCGCGATGGCCTTGGCCGTCTCCGCCGCGTCCTGCTGCGTGACTTCCGAGACCATGTGCACGGTCTTCGAAGCGATCAACGCTTCATCCGCCTGCAGGCCTTCGCGGTTGAGCGTGCCCTGGATGGCGAGCATTTCCGGCATCGTGGCCGAGCTGTTGTGCACGAAAGCTCGCGTTTCCCGGATGACGTCGCCGATCTGTTTCTTGTCGCCGCGCAGGACGAAGCCCAATCGAATCTTGGCATCCTCCGATTCGCTCGCCTTGTCGAAAACGCGTTTCACCGCCGCGCCCAGGATGCCGACTTCCACCATGGCGGCCCGCCATTGCGCGCGGTTGGCCTGGTTCTTTTGGAGCGCCGCGCTCGCCCCTTCGTAGCGCTTCATGGCCGCGCCCAAATGATCGAGCGAGGCTTCCACGTGCTGATTAGCAGCACGGAACTTCTCGGCCGCGGCGGAGGCCTCGCTGTAATCCGTCCGGGCCTTGGTCAGGCTGACGCTGGTGCGGTCCAGGCTCAGTCGGGCGCGCAGCACCGCCTCATCGGCACGCGCAAGCTGGGCGGCCAGCTTCTCGTCAGCGCCGCCGGCTGCAGTGATCTTCTCTTTGACCTTCGCGAAGGATGCCTCCGCCTTGGCGAGCGTCCCGCTCTGTTTCTCATACCGCGCGGTAAGCGTTTCTACGGACTCACCCAGGCGCAGGCTTGTTGCGTCGAGCCGCTTCATCTCCTGCGAACGCGCCGCCAGGTCCTTCAGCGTGTCGCCGATCTTCTTGAGACCAGACGTGGTTTTGCCGAAGACAGCGCCGACGGTCGAGTCCATCAGCGCACCGATTTTGACAACGACACTGGCGTTGGGCGTTGGCATCAGCTTTGGGGAGTCAGCGTTTCGCGGAGAGATTGCGCGGCTTCACACCAGTCGCGGAAGTCCTCGAGCGACAGCTCGAGAAGATCAGGGAGAGACCAGCCGGTCACATGCGCCAGGAAGACTACTGCTTCGCGGAGTTCCGCAGCGCCGGGGAGAAAAAACGCTCAAGTACCGCCTGCAGGCGCGCATAATCGGCGGCATCGAGTTCTTCGATTTCAGCGGGCGTCAAACTCGCGAGGTTCGCCACCAGCCGGACCTCCTGCTCAGCCGTGCTGCCCGCCACTTTCTGGGCGGCGAGGGTGTCTTTGACCTTCGGCCGGCGCAAAGTGATCTCTTGAATCAGCTGCGCGCCGGAAGTGATTGGGAACTCGAGTTTGATTGTGATTTCAGTTTGCTGCATGGAATCCTGCTAAAAAAGCGGGGCGGCTCGCAACACCGCCCCATCTCCAAGGAAAGCGAAAGTAGTTTGCTCCGGGAATCCCGTCCGGACCGGAACTGCCGTGGCTGCAGAAATGGCTTAGATGCCCAGCGCCGCGCGCTGACTGGCCAGTTGATCGACGCCTTTGATGATGCGTTTCATGTTGACCACATCGATCTCGATCACGTCTGTGCCGTTGACGGTGAGCCGGTAATAAGTCACCGCGATGGACGCCTTGAGCGTGGCCTGATCGCCAGCCTTCCACGTGCCGGGATCCA